TCCATGCCATAAATGATCCTGTAGAAACAATAACTCTTCTGCCTACTGCTTTACAGTTAGAACCCGCATCAGCTATACCGTATATAAAAGGATTGCCTGTATAATACATTCTAGCTATGCCTGTATCGCTAAATATAATGACATCTGTACCAAACTTAACTGCGTACAATGCTCTACCACCCGTAGGGATTTGTAGATCACCCGCTGAGTTAGTGGCTTTTGATGTCCAATTATTTCTGTCTTCTCTATCAGACCAAGCAATCTTTCTAGGATCGCTTGCAGAACCAATAGCTACTAGATGTCTTTCATTGGTTACAATGATAGCCTGATTACCTACAGGTGCATTGGTAACAACTGTAGCTATCGTATCGGCTGTACCGCCTGAGTTAGGTCGCCATTTATATATCTTGCCATCACCTGAAAAAGAAAAGACTAAATCTTCACCCCAGTTATCAAAAGCAAAATGACCTGTATCTAGGGGTAAACCCGATTGACTTCTAGCATCACCATAGTCTTCCTGACCGTATTGATAAGCACCATAACCCAAAGGATCGTTACTAGCATCGTTTACGAAACCAGATGGTGTGATGTCTGTCCAAGTATTGTCGTAAAGTACATAGACTTTTTGTCTTGTACCCACAGCTAATATAGGTGCACCTGTGTTATCGGAATGTGCATACATTCCAATAGGTTCGCCTGTTAAAGCTGTGTTTCTTAATTTGTTCCAGCCACCTATAGGTTTTAGGTAGCCATTTTCAAAGCGTACTAAATTCCCGTCTACCCAACGGCCTTTGTTTCCGTAATCAGTCCCGTTCTTGACGATTCCAGCTGGAGGGGTAATAGGAAGTAATGCCATTCACTTATGATCCTATAGTCTTGGTAACGCTTGTTGGTGTAATCTTCTCAGCTATTTGAGCATCTAAACCTTCTTTAAGTTCAGTAACCTTATCAGCAGTCAAAGCTGCTTCAACCCAACCTTGAACGTCAGAGCTTGTTAAGTCTGCAAAGGCTGTGAAGCTTGAGATATCATCAGTATCTAAACCTTGGCTTCCGTAGACTTCTGCTGTCCAGTTGTTACCATTTGAGTCTGTGTTAGCATCATCAGTTGCTGTTAGTCTCCAATGTACGTTATACACGACATCGCTATTGCTGTCTTTAGTTGGGTAAGTGTCGACAGTACTCACATCCCATACATAATTAATTGCCATTTTTTATTCTCCTTCTAAGGTTGTTATTCTTGCTTCTAGTTCTTGTATTGTTTTTACAAGTAGTGGTACTAATTTACTGTGGTCTAATTGTTGTCTTTTTATATCACCTACATTGATATGTATATCATTAGATGCTTCTTCTTCTGTATATACAGCATCTTTTTCCCCTGTGACTGCATTTGGTACAACGCTTGAAACTTCGTGTGCTAAGAAACCATCTTCTAAAGTATTTGTATCATCATCTATCCAATTAAATCTTACAGGTTTGAGTTGCTTTAATCGTGTAGTTGCATCCCATGTGTAGTCTACATTTTCTTTTAATCTGTAGTCTGATGAAGTGTTATATTGAGTTGCATTATTGCCAGTAGAAGTAATTGTACCTGTAACTGCTCCACTTCCTCCACCTCTGAATTGCACTTGATTACAACTACCACCAGTATGATTCCACATATCTATAGAAAAAAATGAGCTTCCTCCTTGTGTATATAAAGCTAAATTATTTCCTTTAGAACCGTTATACATTGTATGTACTTCGGCTGCTGTTAGTGCAGCATTTGAAATACCAAATCTAATATCACCTGTTGATTCAATACGCATTCTTTCTGTAGCAACTGTACCAAATGCCATATATTGACTAGCGTGGTTATAAAATATGTATCCATCTGCTTTTTCTGCATCACTGCCTGTGCCATCTGCAAAATATATTCTGCCTCCACTACCACCGCCAGAAGCAATAGTCATACCTTCATCACCAGTACCACTTCCTACGACTAAATTTCTAGCATTAGAATCGTAGGAGCTAGGACTCGTAGTTCCCAACCCGACGTTTCCAGAACCATCTACTGTAATCCTATAAGCTGAGTCTGTAGAATCATAAAGAGCAAATGCTCCCCCAAATGAGCCTATTCTATATTCTTGACTAGCATCAGATTCGTCAAAAGAAATAATAGGTGTATTGCTTGTTATGTGCAGAGATGCATCAGGATTAGTTTCTCCTATACCTACGTTTCCTCCATTAAAGTAAGTGTCACCATCACTTTGAATTTCTACTTTAGCTGCATGACTTCCATTATAAAGTCTTAAAAAGCCATCATTAGAACCATCTCCACCTATAAAAGCTACATTACCACCGCCCGCATCTTTCATCCACATATAAGAATTATCACCTTGTAAGGTTAATAATCTATCAGGACTCGTAGTTCCTATGCCTACTTTTCCAGTAGAATCAATACGCATTCTTTCTGCGTTGTTAGTACCAAAAGTTAAAGGTTGATTTTCATAGTGATATAAATAACCTAACTCATTGTTATCAATACCAACGAACAGTCCGTCAGTAGTCGTAGTTCCAGTTGTACTGTTTTGAAAAAGAACAGCCGAACCTGAACTATCCCCAGATTCAATCCTAGCATTTAAAAATCCGCTAGATTTTTTTACATGAAAAGAATCAGAAGGACTCGTAGTGCCTATACCAACTCTATTATTTGTAGAGTCAACTTTAAGTGTTGATGTATCAAAAGTTACATCACCTGATGCTGTTAGCGTTGTGAACGATCCAGCAGCAGCAGTAGTGCCACCAATAACAGAACTGTCAATAACAGCTCCGTCTAGGTTCATCGCTACGGATGTGCCAGTAGAACTAAAAAGTCCGTCAACCGTATCCAGGTCAGCATTAATTTTAGTACCCCAAGTATCTGTCGATGCTCCGACTTCGGGTTTTGTTAAGTTTAAATTAGTAGTAAATGTATCTGCCATAAATCTTATCCTTTAAGCTGCTTCATCTTTGCTTAATGTAGTCCAAGTTGTAGAAGGATTAGACTGGTTAGTCCATGTTGTCGTAACCGTCTGATCAGTCCATGTTTCAGCCTGAACTGTTTGCTCAGACCATTTTAGCCCACCAATAGCAGAAAAACTACTGCTTTGTGCTATGGTAGAAGAACCTATAAATATTCTTCCTCCAACCGCAGTAAATCCTGATACTCCAGCACTTGTAGCTGCACCAGATACCGTAAATCTGCCTGTAGCAGTCATGTTGGAAATAGCGGGGCCTATCACCACACCACGATCTATTTGTGTTCCTGTGGCTGTCATTCCAGAGCTTGCCGATATTGTGGAAGCTCCTAAATCAATCTGTGTACCAACAGCAGTCATGCTACTGGTAGCAGCAATCGTAGCTACACCATCATGTATAAGTGAGCTTTCTGCGGTAAATCCTGAAGTTGCAGCGATTGTAGATGCGCCTGTAATGACGAATCTACTTGTTGCAGTAAATCCTGAAGTTTGTGCTGAAGTGGCAGCACCCGTAATAACAAAACGACCTACAGCTGTTGCTGAAGAGGTAGCTGCTATTGTGGCTGTGCCAAAGTGATAAACGGGAGTTCCATAATTGGACTTCCCGTATGTATATAAACCGTAGCCTACTGAGGCCATAGTTTTATGCTAACGTAATATCTAAGTCGCCAGCGTCAAATCTGAATACGTCACCTGAAGATACAGTCTTAGAAGCAGTTAAGCTTGCGTATGCAAGTAAGTTACCGCTTGTAAGAGCATCTAAAATACCAACCGCAACTACAGTTCCATAATCAGCTGTAGCTGTAGGGTATTCAACAGCAGCAGCGTTTGTTGCAGTTGTTGGGTCAGTACCAGATACGTTAAAAGTAGAGGTTTGTCTTGCGTATGCACCACCACTTACTTCAGTACCACCACCAGTATCGGTAGGTGCTACTGTATACAAAGCAACATATAAAGTTGATGGTGCTGTATAAGCAGTTCCACCAAATACATGATCCAATACTTTGTCTTCTAAATAATCACTAAATCCAGCCATAATTGCTCCTAATTATTATTCCAATAATAAATGTTTTTCTTAGCTTTGCCATAAGTTCTTCTTCTTTGT